CATCTGAGGTGATATCTGACACCAAGTATGCCCTTGCAGGGGCTTTGCCTTTGCTAGAATTGGATGATTGGTATGCTGATGTGAACCTATACAATGGATCAAGCAATACTACCTACAAGCCTTTGACAGCATGGGATACAATCAAGGTCAGAGAATCAGATGCACAGGTATTCGGATTCATAAACACAGGATTTCTGACAAATGTAGAACTACTTGTCACCTACAATAATGCCACCACACAGACATACTTCATTGCCAAGTCAGGAAGTGTGTACCCAAATGTGAACTATTTTCAGATCACCCCTTTGACCTATGGGGGCAATGTAGCTTCAATTCAGCTATTTGTAAATTGGAATAATGGCACTGCAAGAAGGTACAAATTTGCTACCCTATACACTCAGGAATGTGGTAAGTTTGATCCTATGCGGATAGCCTACCTGAACAAATACGGGGCATTCGATTTCTTCAATTTTGACCTAGTGAATAAGACTACTTTAAGCATTGAGAAGAAGGGCTATCAGAGAAACTATGACGGCAGCATCTATGAGGCGAATGGGGTAGTAGTGAAGAACACTAACCCTGTATACTTCACAAAAGAGATGCAATCTTGGAAGATCATTTCTGACTACCTGAATGATGCACAAAGCGAATTGATCAGGGAACTATATTCTAGTCCTTTGGTCTACATGAATCTTGTGAATGATAACTACATCAGGCCATCATGGATTCCTGTGAAGCCTACAGCGACATCCTACGAGATCAAAAAGACTGCGACTGATAAACTATTCAACTTGGAATTAGACCTTGAATTTGGGCTTGAAAATAATCGACAGGTGATATGAGTGCTAGACTATTTGTAGAAGGGGTGGAGGTAGATACCCTAGGGAATATTGATGTAGAATTCACCTATTCGGTGGCGGATGTTACTGACATTGAAAGAAGAAACACATCTTATTCAAAGACTATCACACTGCCATCAACTTCAAAGAATCAGGGGCTATTCGGGAACATCTTTGATATTTCGGTATCCAATGACTACTACCCTATGGATGTAAACATAGGTCAGAACTTCAACCCTGCAAAGCAAGCCAAAGCACAAATCTTCCTAGACAATGTCAAAATATTTGACGGGGTGATCAGGATGATGAAGATCAATAATCTTTCAGGGAACATCCTATATGAGGTGAATGTCTTTGGAAGACTTCGGGACATCCTTCATGAACTAGGGGATAAGACATTAGCTGACCTTGACTTTGATGACTATGACCATGTTTGGAATAAAGCGAATATTGAGGCATCATGGGCTAGGACTGAATATGTGGAAGGTGCTTCAAACTATGTCTATCCTTTGGTGGATTATGGCATCAGTACTGATGGGGTCACCTACCCTATTCGGAACTTCAAGCCTGCTGTATATGTATCAGAAATCCTGTCAAGAATATTTGATGAGGCAGGCTTCAAAATTACAGCACCAATCTTCACATCATTCTACTTCAAGAAGTTGATTCTAGTGACGGCAGAGAAGATGATCACAAAGGAATCTACTACTCTGTTAGATCAAACCCCTGTCCTGTATCAGCAGGAAGTGACTACAACCCCTTCATTCTCCAGGCTGCTTAATTTCAGCAGTACTTTGGCATCAGGCTTTTTGATCCAAAATTCAGGAACTAGATTCAGATGGAATAAGGCACAGAACCTGAATACAGGATTGAACTTGAATCTTAGGCTATCCTTCGAATCACTAGAAGCATTCACAGAAAATACATGGACTGTATCTGTGCTGAAAAATGGGTCACCTATTTTGACTTCTACTAGAACTGCTTCCTTAATTTCAGCAGGTCAGTTCTACTATTGGAATGTTGAGATTTCAGGGGGAATAGACCTTGCTTTGAATGACTACTTTGAGGTGAGACTCACAGGTCAGTCAGTAGGCAATGTAGGCTACAATCCGAACATTCAGTCTGAGGTAGTGATAGCACCTATTGGATCACTTAAGATAGGGAACACTGTCCCTGTGGCAGTGGAACTTGAAGAAGGTGACACAATGAAGATTGAATACACCCTGCCAAAGTCAATGAAGCAGCGTGATTTTCTCAAGTCCATCATATCGATGTACAATCTGTACATAACACAGGACAGGCTACGGACAAATGTCCTAGAGATTATCCCCTACAATGAGTTTTACCAAACCTTCAAGGATGAAGCCCTAGATTGGAGTGACAAACTAGATGTAGGTCAGGAGATCAGCATTACACCTTTGAGCGAATTGTCAGCGAAAGAATACAGGCTTGCATTTGATACAGATCAGGACTATTGGTCTGAATTCTACAGGACTAAATTCAATCAGGTATATGGGGAAAGCAGAACCATCATAGACAATGATTTCATTTTAGACACAAAGACTGTCAAGGTGATCTTTGCACCACCTGTGATGAGGGAAGAAGTCCCAGGCAGAATCATGATCCACCTGTACAAGGTAGAAAATGGTGTGAAAATCCCTGATAACTTCAAGCCTAGGATAGCCTACTTCCTTCCAGGGGTGACTACTACGCAATGGAATATTGGATATGCAGCAGGGAATACTCCCTATAATGTCTACCCATATGCAGGTCACTTGGATAGTCCTACAGAGCCTTCAAATGATGTGCTTTTTGCTTCCCCTAGGGAGGTATATTTCTCGATCGGGGTCTACCCTCAGAATAGTAACCTGTATACAGAATACTATCAGGGGCTGATAGACTCAATCGGTGATCGGAACAGCAGACTACTTGAAGGGTATTTCTACCTAACACCTACAGACATCATGAATCTTGATTTTCGCAAGATCATCAAGGTAGGGAATCACTACTTTCAACTTGAAAAGGTGGATAAATACAATCCGATTGCAAACGGGTTAAGCTATGTTTCACTATTTAAGATACTTGGAAACATCAGCCCTGTGGACTATGACTTCATCCTTCTTGAGAATGATGCCTATATGCTACAGGAAAACGGGGTAAATAGATTTTATATTTGATTGATATGGCAGATAAGAGAATAAGTCAACTGATTGAAAGGGTAGACATTGCGAATAATGATGTACTTCCTATAGTAGCAAGCGGTGCTACCACCACAAACAAGGTCACTGTATCAACCCTTCAGGATTGGATGCAGGACAACCTAGATGTAGGGGTCACCTCTGTAGGTCTATCTATGCCTTCAGCCTTTGTGGTATCAAATAGCCCTGTGACAGGAAGCGGAAATATAAGCGTTACAGGTGCAGGGACAGTCTCCCAATATATCAGAGGTGATGGTTCTTTGGCTGACTTCCCTTCAGGCGGTGGAGGTGGTGGTTCATCTGTTAACTACTACCTAAATGGTTCGGTATCTCAGGGTACTATTGGAGGTATTGCCTACAAAGAGATGAACAAAGTCCCTGTACTAGGTGCAGGCACTGACTTTGTGGCTATTGCTGACGGATATCTTGCTTCATTCATAACGGATGCAGGTGACCCTGCTTTGCTTGAAATCCCTGCGGGTAATTGGAATTTTGAAACTTACTTTTCTGCTTCTTCAGGTGGAGGTACTCCTTCCTTCTATGTGGAATTATACAAGGTAGATATAGGTGGTACTGCTACCTTGATAGCTTCCAATTCGGGAACTCCTGAACTGATTGCATTTGGCACTACCATAACCCCTTACTTTTCTACTTTGGCAGTACCTACTACTAGCCTAACTTTAACAGATAGACTAGCACTTCGGTACTATGTGGCACGCTCAGGTAGAACTATCACTTTGCACACAGAGAATAGTCACCTTTGCCAAATCATTACCACATTCACCACAGGCTTGACTGCTTTGAATAGCTTGACGGCACAAGTTCAGAACTTCGCAACGGGCACAAGTGGAACAAATTTTGGAATAAGTAGTACGGGAAGTACTCACACATTCAACCTCCCTACGGCAAGTGCTACAAATAGAGGTGCTTTGAGTAGTGCCGATTGGTCTAGTTTTAATGGCAAAGTACCCTACACAGGTGCAGTAGCAAATGTGGATTTAGGGGTGTATAGTATTACTGCAAGTGCAATAAATTCAACAGGTTCAGGTTCTGTTGCAGGGCAGATTAATTTAAGAAGTGATGCCTTTTTCACTTTGGTAAATGGCTATGGAAGTATAGCTTCAGGGACAACTAATCAATTCAATTTATATCAGACTACAGGGGCAGGTGTTTTTCGTGGTGCTATTTTAAGTTTGAACAGCATCACTGCATCTGCTACAAGAACCTTCACTTTGCCTGATTTAGATGGCACTTTAGCATTGACTAGTCAAATCCCTGCAAATATTGTGACAGGTACAGGGGGGCAGGGAAGGGTAGCCTATTGGGATTCGACAGGTGTAATAAAATCTGACCCTGTTTTCCAATACAATGACTTTTCCAAAAGGGTAGGAATCGGAAGAACACCTACTGTCTCTTTGGATGTAGAAGGAGCGGGTTATTTCTCAGGTGCATTAGGTGTAGGAGGTGCTTTGAGCGGGACTAGTGCTAGTTTTAGCGGTAGGGTCAATGTGAACGGAGCAACTGATGACGCAAGTAAGGCAATAAATGTATCAGGAAACGGATATAGTTTTTTTGGAGGATCTGTTCAGGGATTAACTCCAAATAGTACAGGATTATCAATAGGATATAATCGAAGTGGTGCAAATGGTGAATCTACTATTGTTTATGGAGCACCTGCCGCAGGGTTTAATTTTGAAATTGCAAGTGTAACAAGCGGAACAATTACCCCAAGGCTAACAATAGCAAACACAGGAGCAGCGACCTTCAGTAGTAGTGTTAGTGGAAGTCAATTTGTAGCAAATGGTAATTCAGCAGGAGGATTTGAAGGATTAAGAATTGTGAATGCATCTACAGGTGCAGCACAAATTGCATTAAATAATTCTGCTCAGTCATGGCTAGTAAATACTAGAACTGACAATCAATTCAGCATATTTAATTCTACTGCATCTACTACTCCTTTGCTTATTTCAACCACAGGAGCAGCGACCTTCAGCAGTAGTGTGACGGCTATTGGTCTTCTTCAAAGTAACGATAGATTATATATGCCAGGAAATCAACCGATCGCGAATTGGTTTTCAAGTAGTTTGTCGGCGGGTTATAGTTCAAGCAATGGATACGGATGGGTAAATGGAGCAGGTAATCTAGTTCTTGGAACGAATGGAAGCGAAAAAATTAGAGTAACAGGTGACGGCTTAACCTTTAACGGAGACACAGCAGCAGCAAATGCCTTGGATGATTATGAGGAAGGGACTTGGACACCTGAGTTTATTGGAGGCGGAGGAACTGCAACATACTATAGTAGAAGGGGATGGTATACTAAAATAGGTAGACAAGTTACTATAGTTTGGCAAGTATCATTTCAAAAAGGAGCGATCACTAGTTCATTAGGAATGAGTGGTCTTCCATTTGTTGTGTTAGCTGATAGCAGTTCTTTTTATCCTCAAGGTACTGTCCTTTTAGATAATTTATTAATTGCTACTAATAACATAACTTTTCAAGTTGCAAATGGATCAACTCAAGGAGATTTTATTGGTGGCAATGGTGGCACAACAGGCCATACAGGTTTATCTGCGTCTTCATTAGGAATGGGAACTATGATGTGCAGAGGAACTGCAACTTATTTCGTTTAAACAAAAAATAAAATGGCTTTAACAGAAAAAACAATCGTAGACAAAATAGAGATTCTTGAGAATAACTCTATACAGGTAAGGACTGCAAACATTATTGAAAAAGATGATGTAGAAATCACAAGAACCTTTCATCGTTATGTGGTCAATCCTAGCAATGACATCAGCGGAGAAGATGCCAAGGTACAAGCGGTAGCAAATGCCATTTGGACTGAGGAGATTATTTCTGCCTATTTAGAATCACAAAACCAAAACCAAATACAAGATGAAAGTAACGCTTAACGAAGAACAAATCAAAATGCTTGAAGCATGGGCACAGGAACTGCCTACAAAGTACGGGATGTCCTTCATCCAATTCCTAGCACAGCAAGTGCAGGAGCAGAACCCGAAGGAAGAAGCAGAATAGTACAAATGGGGAATCAAATCGATTCCCCAAACCTTTAAAAACCCCAACCAATGGCTGAAGAAAATAAGATCATATTAGATGCTGATGTCAAACCCTTAAAGAAGCAACTAAGGGAAGCGACACAGGAACTGCAACTTGCTAGGCAGAGATATGGAGAATTCTCCACAGAAGCGGTAAATGCTGCTCAAAAGGTAGCAGGTATTCGTGACAGCATTGAAGATGCAAATGAGGCGGCACAGCTATTTGATCCAGGGAAGAGATTTCAGGCATTGACTACGGCAGCCTCCACAGCAGCAGGAGGGATAGCAGCAGTACAGGGGGCTATGGCCTTATTCGGTGGTGAATCACAGGAAGTAGAAAAGGCACTCCTGAAAGTTCAGTCAGCAATGGCACTTTCTCAGGGACTATCCCAACTCAAAGACATTGGAAAGGTAGGTGCTCAGTTGAAGACTTCCTTCATGGGATTGACAGCAGGGGTGAACGGATTCAAGAAGGCTTTGATAGCTACAGGAATAGGTGCATTGGTGGTGGCTGTGGGTCTATTGGTGACCTATTGGGATGACATCCTAGGTCTAGTGAATGGAGTAGGCAGTGAACAGAAGAAACTCAATGAAGCCACCTTAAAAGACCTAGAAGCAAACAAGGAAAAATTAGACGCAATAGATGGTCAGGCGAATCAATTAAAACTACAGGGAAAGTCTGAAGAAGACATCTTGAAATTGAAGATAGCCCAAACAGATGAGGCTATTAAGGCAGCAGAGATAAACCTACAGAATGCTGAAGCTACCAAGCAGGCACAACTAGAAGCATCTATAAGAAATAAGCAGCTACTTCAGGGATTGATAGCAATGGTGACAGCACCAATCACAGCAGTCCTTGTAGGCATTGATTTAATAGGTAAGGCAGCAGGGCAGAACTTCAATCTTGCAGAAGGCTTCACAGGTGGAATAGCTGAAATGGTATTCGATCCTGAAGCAGTAGCAATGGAAGGGGATAAGACAATCAAGGAAGCACAGGCACAACTCAATCAACTAAAGGAAAAAAGGGCAGGATTTGAACTATCTGTTTTAGATGGTCAGAAAGCAGCAGGTGAAAAAGCATCAGCAGAGAGAGAAAAGCAGAACCAAAAGGAGCAGGAAGCACTAGCAATCTTAAATGATGCTAGAACAAAGATGCTAGACAAACAGAAGCAGGAAGAAGAGGCAGTAGAAAAGGCTTATTCTGAGAAGTTCCTGAAGTTGAAAGAAGCAGGGATTGAAGATGATGGCATCCTAGAAGCATCCAAGCAGAAAGAACTACAGGACATCAAAGATAAATATCAGAAGGAAGAGGCTGACAAAGAAGAGGCATTCCAAAAACAGCTAAATGAGATTAGAACTCAGACTAGACTTGAAGGCATCAAGGATGAAAATGAGAAAGCTAGACAGCAGATTCTACTTGATTATGAAAAGCAAAGATTAGAGATATTTGAGAATGAGAAACTGACAGCAGAACAGAAGACAGCCCTAGTGCTAGAACTAGCAACACAGGAACAGCAGGCACTAGCAGCCCTTCAGTTGACTATTGATCAGCAGGCAGCAGCAGAAGACCTAGCAGAACTTGAAAGGGAGATGGCACAGGCTGACCTATCCTTCCAAATTCAAAGGAATCTTCTTGATCAGAAAGAAGCCCTTTTGACTGAGCAGCTAGAAGCAGGACTGATCACAGAAAAAGCCTACACAGAAGCCATCAGGGAGAATGTAGATGCAAGGATTGAACTAGACAAGAAAGAAGCAGATGCAAAGCTAGAAAATGCTGCAAGGGTTTCAGGACTTCTTGCAGGTGTGGCTGATTTGGTGGGTAAGAATACAGCAGCAGGAAAGGCTACGGCAATAGCTGCTACTACTATTGACACCTATCTAGGGGCACAGAAAGCCTACACTTCACAGCTAGTCCCAGGTGATCCATCTTCCCCTATTCGTGCTGCCCTTGCTGCTGCCTTGGCTGTGGCAGGAGGTATCAAAAATGTTAGAGCCATAGCAAAGACACAAGTCCCAGGTGGTAAGGGTGGAGGAGCATCTGCACCTGATGTATCTGCATCAGCACCACAGACTGCTTCAGCAGTTCCTACTGTTGGGAATAGCCCTGTGACAGCACTAGGTCAGGTCATGAATAATCAGCCACCACTCAGAGCCTATGTAGTGGAAAGCGAAGTGACAGGCACTCAGAAGCGTGTGGCAGATATTGAACGCAGAGCGGGATTCTAATACTTAAAGACATGGATAAGAAAATACCACTATATCAAATGATGATAGGGGATGCTATTGAAGATGATGAAGAAGTTGATTTCATTGCCCTAGTAGAATACCCTGCAATTCAGAAAAACTTCCTTGCTTTCAAGGATCAATTTGTAGAGCCTACAGCAAACGAATCAAAGGAAGAATTCCTTCCTAGATGCATTGAATATGTGATCAATGAAGGTAAGGAATCAGAACAGGCTGTAGCTATTTGTTCGAACTTATGGGAAGGTAGATTTCAGGAAGACTCATATTCTGACTATCCCCAATCTGCAAAGGACAATGCTGAAAGAGGAATCCGTTTGAATGAGGAACTAGGAAATAAGTGTGCCACACAGGTGGGAAAAATTCGAGCCACCCAAATCATGAACGGGGAAAATCTTTCAAAGGATGTTATCAGAAGAACTTATTCCTACCTAAGTAGAGCAGCGGAATACTACAAGCCTGAAGACACAGAAGCCTGTGGGACTATCTCTTATCTTCTTTGGGGTGGTGAACCTATGCTAAGATGGGCAGAATCCAAGATGAATCAGGAAGACTTCAGGGCAGTAGGACACAATCAATTCAACATTCAAAACCCTGAACAGCGGATCGTGACAGGTGCTTTGATGATTGCGGATTTACCGATCTACAGAAGGGATGGGGATGAGGAGTACTATGTGACTTTCTCTGCTGCTGAGATCAAGAAGATAGTGCAGCGTTTCTTCAAGAAGGGCTACCAATCTAGGGTAAATGTAGAACATTCTACACCTGTGGATGGGGTCTTCATGTTTGAAAGCTACATCATTGACAGGGAGAAAGGAATCATGCCTCCTAATGGATTTGAAGAAGTATCTGATGGGTCATGGTTTGGATCATTCAAGGTGGAGAATGATAAGATTTGGGAAGAAGTGAAGGCGGGAACTTTCAAAGGCTTTTCTGTGGAGGGGCTTTTCAGATATGAGAAGACAAACAAGGTGATTACAGAGGAGGAGCAGATCATGTCACAAATTTTCAAAATATTGAGTCAAATTGAACATTAAATACTAAACGAATACTTACAATTATGAACGCAAAAGAAGCACTAGTACAGATTAAGCAACTTCTTTTTTCAGAAGCAGAAAAGAAGGCAGCCTTTGCAATGACTGAAGGCAAACTAGTAGATGGAACTATTGTAGCCTATGATCTAGAATCAGGTGAAATCTTTGTAGTAGGAGCAGAAGGTGAAAGCATCCCTGCACCTGTTGGAGAACATCAGCTAGAATCAGGTGAAATAGTGGTAGTCCTTGAAGAAGGTAAGATTGCAGAGATTAAGAAAGCAGAAGAAGAGCCTAAGATCGAAGTAGAGATTGAAGCATCTGCTGAAGAAGTACCTGCTGAAGCACCTGTGAAGGATGAAGCAATGGCCAAAGTAGAACAGGCCATGGGTGACCTTGAAAAGAAAGTTGAAGAACTTGCTGCCAAGGTAGAAGAAATGGCAAAGAAAAATCAAGATATGAAGCAGGCAGTCGAATTGTCAGCAGTAGTTCTTGAAAGCCTTGCCAAAGAACCAAGTGACAAAGCAATATCTGCACCCAACTCTTTTCATAAGGCAATCAAAGTAGAGAAGGAAGACAGATATTCAAACATTCAAAAAGCATTTCAAATTTTAAAACAAAAATAAAATGGCCTTAGATTTATCAGCATTAACTAACTATGTGAAGGAGAATGAATTGCAGCTAACATCTGCTGCTATCTTCTCTGCAAAAACTGCTTCTTTGATCGAAGCAAGAGGAAATGTCCAAGTGGGTATCAAATCCGCTGAGACTATCAACATCATGACTACTGATGCAGTATTCCAAGCAGGTGGAACTTGTGGTTTCTCTTCTAGCGGAACTACTACTATCACTCAAAGAACCCTTACTGTAGGTAAGATTAAGATTCAAGAATCAATCTGCCCTAAAGCATTTGAAGCTAAGTACACTCAGAAGGCTTTGAGAGAAGGATCAAGCTATGACTACATGGCTTATGCATCTGAATATTCTGCACAGAAAGTACAGAGAATTGGTGCTGCTTTGGAAACTGCTTTGTGGCAGGGAAATACTGCCTCTTCTGATGGTCAGTTGAACAAGTTCCAAGGAATCGGAACTATCATCAATGCCCTAGGCTTTGGTGGTGCAGGTGATCCTATCAATGGAAACTCTGCCAATGTTACTACATTGACTACTTCAAATGTGATTGCTGCTGTAGATGCAGTATTTGCTGCCCTTCCTGCTGCCCTTTTGGACAAGGATGATGTGGTTATCTTCTGCGGAAATGATACCTTCAGAGAATATGTGATTGCATTGCGTGATCAGAACCTATTCCACTACCCTGTAGATGCGGCTAACATGGAATTGATTGTTCCAGGTACTGCTATCAAATTGATTGGTGTGAATGGATTGAATGGTACTGACTACCTTTTCGGACTTTCTATGAGCAACTTGTACCTTGGTACTGATATGCTTAACGAGCAGGATCGTTTCGAATTGTTCTACGCAAAAGAAGCGGATGAAATGAGATTCGTAGTTGAATTCAAGCTAGGTGTACAGATTGCCTTCCCTGACGAAGTAGTGTTCTGGAAGAAGTATGTTGCTCCTTAATTTGAATTAAAAAAATCGGGGGAGATGGTGGCATCTTCCCCTTCACAATCTAAATAATAAAAAATATGCCTTGTGCCTTAACTCAAAATTATACCCTTGACTGCAAAGATTCAATCGGCGGTTTGAAGGAAGTTTATTTTGCAGCAGTAGAGGACATTGCATCTTGGACAGGATCAGCAGGCACTTACACAGGTGTGACTATGGATTCAGGTAAATACTTTTGGAAGTACGAACTAGTAAAAGAAAGTTCAAACTTTGCAGAAGCAGTAAATACCAATGTTCAGAATGGCACTGTATTCTACGCTCAGACCTTGGAGGTCATCCTTAATAAATTGCAGGTAAATACAAGAAACGAAATCCTTCTTTTAGCCAAGAATAGACTTGTTGCTTTGGTAAAAGATAACAATGACAAAATTTGGGCTTTGGGAGAAGTGAATGGTCTTGATCTTACAGGTGGCGGATCAGCTACAGGTACTGCATTCGGTGATCGAAATGGCTACACATTGACCTTCACAGGCAATGAGAAAGAACTAGCACCACTATTCACGGGAAGCATTCCTTTGGACTAAGATATTTGGTTTGTAGTTTATGTGAAAAGCACCTCCGATTGTGGAGGTGTTTTTTTTTGTGTACATGGGTAGTCTATTTTGTATTTATGGTTATGGTTATAATTCAGAAAGGATCAGCAAGTGCTATCTACATAGCCCTATTTGATAAGAGGGAAACAAGCAGCAACACCTACACCTTCCTATTTCAGCATGAAGTAACAAAGGAAGAGGTGACCTTGAGCCTAGCAGATGTCAGTACCCATAAGGAAAGATATTCAGAATTCAATATCCTAGAGGCTTCTTTTCAGAATAGCACTGTGGGATTTTGGCGGTACTATGTAACCCAAGCGGGAAGCGGTGCTACAATCATAGCCACAGGAAAGATGGAATTGACAGCAGTGAATTTGTCAACAGCAGGAGTGGTCAGATATGATGGCTACAATGGTAACTACAAAACATACACGACAATATGATTAAGTTTTTCAAATTTGACCAAGTACCCCTACCCATTTACAAAGAAGTGAAGGGAAAGGATTGGATTTATTATGGGGAAAGAAATGACTACCCAAACTATCTACTAAGGCTGTACAATAATTCTGCAAAGCATAATGCTATTGTGACAGGGAAGGTAGACTACATCTGTGGGAATGGGTGGTCTGTGAAGGCTGAAGATGAAATGCAAAAGGCCAAGGCCTACGGAATGATCAATCAGGTCAATTCATCTGAAGAATCCTTGAATGAACTGACCAAAAAGCTAACTACAGACATGACCATCTTTGGAGGGTACTACCTTCAGGTGATATGGACAAAAGCCACAGGTGAAATAGCTGAACTCTATCATGTAGACTACTATAAGGTCAGAACGAATCATGACAATAGTGAATTCTATGTGTCTGATAATTGGATCAAGAATGACAATGTCAACCCTAGACCTGACTATGAGACCTTCCCTGCCTTCGATCCAAACAATAGAACAGGATCACAGATTCTGTACTTTAAGGAATACAGAGCAGGAGCAAATACCTATTCACTACCTGACTACAGAGGTGCGATCTCCTACATTGAACTAGATATATCTATAGGGGAATACCACCTGAACACTATCAATAACGGAATGTTCTCTTCCAAGTTGATTAACTTGAATGGTGGTAAGGTATCCCAGGAAGAAGAAGATAGAATTGAAAGACAATTCAAAGACAAATTCTCAGGATCAAAGAATGCAGGAAAATTCATGCTTGCCTTCAATGACAGCAAAGAGAATGAGCCTTCAATAGTAGACCTATCAGGGACTGAACTTGATAAGCACTTTGACCTTTTGAATAAGACAGTGCAAACTGAAATTTTCTCAGGTCACAAGGTGTCTTCACCTATGCTTTTTGGAATTAAAACTGAAGGTCAGCTAGGTGGTAGATCAGAGATGAGAGAAGCATACGAACTATTTCAGAATACCTATGTGAACACCAAGCAGCGGAACATAGAAGAGACCATCAATTACCTGTACAAATTCAATGACTTGGCAGCCCTGCTAGAACTTAGAAAGACTGAGCCTATCAACTTTGAATTCTCTGAGGCTATAATCTCTGCTAACATGACACAGGAAGAGATCAGAGAAAAGCTAGGTCTGAACCCAATCGAAAAGAAGGAAACAGCAGGATCACAGGACATCATCAATTCCCTGAACAGCCTATCTCCTTTGATTGCCACCAAGGTAGTAGAATCTATGGATGTGAACGAATTGCGTGGCCTTATCGGGCTTCCAATCAGAACAGATATAGTAACCCCTATTGCGATAAATGAAACCCCTGTAGAAGAGCCTACAGCCTTCCATGATCACAAGCACCTGAACTGCTCGATCTCTGATCATGATGCAGAAATCCTAGCGAAGTTTGAAGGAAAAGGATTCAGCAGGGACAGGTTTAAAATCCTAGAATCAAATAAGATGTTCTTTTCTTCAATGGATGAATTCGTAAAGGAAGAACTATTTGCAGAATACATCTTGAATGAGGTTCAGCGGAATATTGTAAAGCAGATTCAGAATGATCCTGCCATTACCATTCCACAGATTGCAAAGGCTACGGGAATAGATGAGGCTTCTGTAATAGGTAGAATCAACACCCTGATTGATGACAATGTGCTTGAAGAGAAGATTGACAGGGAAGGCTTAATCACTAGAAAAGTTACCCGGACAGGGGAAGCAGCAGTCAGAAGACTTGAGCCTATCACATCTTTCAGGGTGCTATATTCCTATGAAGAAAGATCAGGAGTTCCTGCTGCTAAAAGTGGAAGTAGACCTTTGTGCGATATGCTATATAATGCAGACGGCAAAGGGAAAAGCAAACTATTCACCCGTGAAGAGATTCAGAATATCTCAAATCAACTAGGCTATTCTGTTTTTCAGTTATGCGGTGGATGGTATAGAAGACCAGGTACAAACATAGTTACTCCCTATTGCCGTCACGAGTGGAAAAGAAATGTAGTAATTGAAAAGACAAGCCGATGAGTGCAAATGTTCTAATGATCAGTGAGCAGTCCTTCAAGGATTTCACTGTAGCCTCCGCAAATATAGACCTGAAGAATGTGACACAGGTGATAAAGATGACTCAGGACAGGTACATTCATCCCATCCTAGGGTCTGCACTCTATGACAAAATACTTTCTTTGATCGTGGCAAACACCATAGGTCAGGGAGGGAATGCAGTCTATAAGACTTTGCTAGATTCATACATCACAGATACCCTGTTCAACTATGTCCTAGGTGAATTGCCTATGGCATTGCAGTATAAGTTCGTGAACAAAGGTGTAGTGAAGCGAAAGTCTGAAAACATAGAAGAACCTACCTTCGCAGAATTGCAGTCAATCAGCCAATACTACAAAGGTTATGCTGAGTGGTACGCTGAAAGGACTATCAATTATTTGTGTGCCAATTCTACCCTATACCCTGAGTACTTAAATCCAGGATCTGATGTGACTACTATTCAGCCTGTATCTAATCAGTACAAGGTGGCAATCAATCTAGGCAGTGGATACTATGAAGACCCTAGACCATACAGCGAAAGATACCAAGGAAACAGATACAAAAAACCATTTTAATCATGGCCTATTCCAAGAACGAAAAAAAACTCAAGGAATATTTATCCAAACAAAATGACTCTATCAGAACTAGTAGCAAAGTTAAAGGCAATACAGGAAGCAC